AATGGGGCACGAGCCATAAATTAATTAATATATATTCCACTACGTTATAACATTGCCTTCTGCATCTGTTGTAGGATTCAATTGTAATGAGAAAGATTCTATTGGCATTCTAAGATGAGCGCGCCAGTCTCTATCAATATGTTTATCAAGACATACTAGAAGACTTCCTTCCTGCGTTATTACATTTGATCCATCTTCCCACGTAGAGCCAGAATAGTTAATATTCATAGTTTCTATAGCTCTCCAATTAGGGCAATATCTAGTTTGATACTCCTCATCTGATAGAGCTAGTCTAATTAACTCAATATACTCACTTACAATAGATAGAGAAGGACTAATTGCATACTCAACTTCAACTCGTTTATTAGAAAATATAGGCCCGTCTTCTCTATATATAGGTTCTAGTAGTGGCACACTTGTTACTAGAGAATTAAGGTTATCGTACAATACTTCAGAGTACGTCAGTCTAATGACAAAGTTATACGTTGCAGTAACTAACCCATTTGCATTACCTACAGAATATGGCTTATAATCCACTGATGGCGTAATACTATTAGCGCCAATAGGTGTCTGACTATCATCTCTATAAGATGGAAATATAGATGCTACTAAGGTCGCCCCTGTTACTAACCCTGCACCTTGTCTCCAATAATCAATCTTAACTAACTCCTTAGTGATTGGATGATAGACAATAGGTTGATATAATAACGGGTGGTTGATTAGATAGTTAAATAAGTCATATCCTATTTTATATATACTATTGGGGATTACTAAAGTCTTCATAATGATAAGGGGCAGTAAACCCATTAAGTTGGTTAATTTTCTCCATAGTAGATTTTAATTTACTACTAAGATTAGGAGTAACTACACGTTTAACTCCTGCTGCTATTGGATTACCTTTTATAGCTTCTGCTCTATTCTCTCTTAAGTTATCTTGTTTAATGATAGGTAATATAAGTGATCTAGGTGAAGATATAAATGATGTGCGAGGAGCGCGGGCATCTCCAACTGCTACTAATAGACCATCAGGAAATGCGCCTATACGTACTAAGTCAATGACTTCTTTATTCTCTACCTTAGCTTCTCTATATGCTGTTAGTGTTACACCAGGATTACCTTCCTTATCAACGACAAGTGCCCCTAGTACCTCAGTTGAACTAGAGTAATCATATAGAGTCTTAATTATAAGTTCACATATACCTACAGCATCTAACCCACTTAAGTTAATTGGAATAGCTCCATTACTATTAAGAGGTAAGACCTGTTGTTCTTCTAATGACGTGCTCGATAGGCGAATACCAATTTGACCTGATAATGATGACGTATTCTTAAAGTAGAAGGTGTTAAAGCTAGGTTCATCCATTATAACCTCTATAGCTTTATAACCGTTATTATCTACCTTCATAGTTAATGACCGGGCCCCTACTCTACTCATTTCAGCAGGTAATGGTAAAGCACCATGTAGTAACCCGGCTATCATTGGTTGAGCTACTTCTCGTTTACTAATTAACAATTCATCAGTAATAGTAAATAACTCCCATGTGCTATCTGGTATAGTAGCTGAAGTGTCTGCAATAGCTTTATAATACTTATCGTTATACTCAACAATATCATTTACTTGATAAGCTCCTGCAACCCAATTACCCTTGTACTGCTCACCTAATAGGTTAGTTTTACTAACGGTGTAGGGAGATAGTATTAGTAACTCTCTACTATTAATAGCATCAGTTCTACGTGGGTTAAATGCTAAGGCTACGGCTTCAAACCATACTGAGGCTATAGCTACTGATGTAGAGGGCCCCCCATATAGTAATCGTCTATCGAAGTCCTGTTGAATTGATCTAGGAGCAACTGGGTTAATTGCAGCAATAACATTAGTTAACTTACCACTATCAAGTGAAGACGTATTTATTGCATCCGCAATACTGGTAGTTAAATCATATATGGTCATACCAGTGGTAACTGGTACTAGAATAGTCTTACTACTATCAGTATCAAGTAAATCACCAATACGACGAGCAGATAGATATACTAATATAAATGAAATACTAGAGGTTGGTACGGTTATAGAAGTAAGTTGTAAGACTGGATTATTAGGCCGCGTCTTATCTAGGTCAACTAATGGACCTGTGAATGCTATCTCAGGTATAGTAACAAGATTAACATCTAGTGCAAAGTAGATAGAAGGAAGTTCATTTAGTTCAGTAGTAACTGTATCTCCGCCGCCTCCTTCAAAGAAACGAATAATACGCTCTAGGTCAGAGTACGCCTGCTTCTCTATTCCATCACCTAGATCAATATTTTTAATATCAGAGTTAATTGGAATTGATCTAATTAACTTAGCTGCAACTAGGGCGGCAGCTATAGCAGTTATTCCTTCATGATAAGGTCCAGAAGTAGATACTAGAACCTCAACTACCTTATTAAACCTAAGTAGGTCAGTGTCACCAAATAAAAATGTATTATCAGGGTATCGGGCAGATGATAGTAGTAATCCAATACGTGGATATACCTGCTGTAGAGCTATATTTAAAACTTCAGACCTACGAGCTTCATCTTGATACCTAGTTAATAATACTGAATGAGAAGCTACCATACTAGCAAAGGTAGCTAGGTTCGCACTTAAAAAAGAACGAACCTGATTATTAGTTGAGAAGCCAAAACTATTCGACACCGTATTCCTTCTCTATAATGGCGTTAATGGCTTGCGACTTATTCTTATACTCTACTCCAATATCACTGACAATCTCTTTTATAGTCTTAATTGAGCTATTTTCTAATTCTTTTAACCGTAGATTCCTAGAATTATCAGCTACATTAGGTACTTCAAGTTCCGCTAGTAAGACACCTCCTACTTGTTTATCAGGTGTGACTTCCATATCTGGATCAAGTGATGGATACCCTTCAGTTCCATAAGGAATTTCAGTTAGAATAAGCGGCTGCTTTACAGCTTCTTTCTCTAGGTAAGACGGTTCGTAGTCCTTCTTACCATTTACTTCTTCAAGTAATTCAGCTACACCAGGATACGACTTATCAATAAAGACCATACCCTCATAATCAGAGAAAGGACGCACAAGAAATACTAACTCACGTTTCTCTTCAGGTTTACTAATATCAAAATGTAGGCGGTCACCACATTCGACATAGACCATTCGATTACCATACTGATAGTTAAATGGACTAAGAACTGTTACACCAATAGTAGTCATAGAATAAAAAAAGTAGATACTAAAAAACACTAGGATAAAACCTAGTGTTCTTAATGGGCTTAGGAGTCTTAAAATAAACGAGTATAGATACTGCTATTAATGGTAACGCCTAAGTTATTGCCTAGCGAGACACCTACTAATTTAACAGGAGAAGCATACTTAGTAAGACGAGCAAAGGCCTCAGCTGCAATGTTAGCCATAGGAGCTACATTTTCTAAGTAGATAGGGTTAACTCTACCTAAGAGCGCAGACTCAGCTACGGTAAGACGACGAACAATATCAGGTTCGCTTGCTACCTGAGCACGATCCATGTTACTTGGCATATAGTACTCATATAAAGCAACATGAGTACCAGATACTGCACCAATATTGGTAATGTCAGTAATAGCCGTGCCACTTACACCTGCATTAGCATTAGCTTCAGATGTAAAGTGGAAGGCAGTACCGGGCTTGATAAGAATATTCTTACCAGCAGTATTATACTTAGCTACAGCGGCCGCCTTAGTTAGAACTAAGCGACGAGCTTGAATCTCAGGTACTTGTGCTTGTAGTTCAGCAATTTGCTGACTAGAGAAGGTATCAAGTACATTATTAGAAGGAGCATTAGTCTGGGGAACAATCTGATCCAGAATTAAACGCACTCCAGATGGACGTAATACTTCAGGTGCAAAGCGACGATCAGTAAATTGAACACGTTCCTGCTCATAGTTATTGAAGGCAATGGTTTCTGCAGTAGTTGCTACACCATTAATAACTTTCTGACGTAGGGTATTAATACCACCTAGAGCATCAACTGCACTTACTAGGGCAGGGTTAATGAAGAAACGTGCAATAGCTTGGCGCTTATTATCATACTCAACAAAGTAACGCACATTTGCACTGATTGCTGCAGTACGGTCAGCAGGTTCAAGATAACTAGGAACTGCACTAATAATATAGCGCTGACCCTCTGCTACTAATGAACCAAGATTACCAAAGTCAAGACTAAGAGATGAAATAGAAATAGGGATACCATCAAACTCAACAACGCCGCCATCAAATGTAATAGTATCCGACGAAACCGTAGCTGTAGGGAGTGCAGTAATACCACCGGTAACATACAAGTCATTGTAGTTAGGTTTCCGCGCTCCAGGAAATATCTGATTAATATGGTCAATAGACATAAGAATTATAAGCCAGAGAAGAAGAGTTCACCTTGAATGCCCAGACGGTCAATGACGTTCTGAACAGTACAAGGAATTACATGAAGTACGCGGAAGGGGAACTTAAGATACGGTAGTCCTGCATTACCCATTTGGATATACTTACCAGGTGCAGCCGGAGGAGGCGGGTTATCGTACTCACGAGTCCAGAATCCAGGAGTATCTACAGAGTTTTCAGAAGCACAGTATTGAGTACGACCAGGTGCTTCACGTTGACCGTCAAAGTTCTGGAAGGACACAAATACAATCTTATGTTTAGGCCATACGCGCTTCTCAATACCATCCTGGGGGTCTTTAAACTCAGTGGTAATAGTGTGAACTACAATTCCACCAATAGAGTAAATAGAACCATCTGCATTAAATACAAACCCAGTAGGATCACCATATGCAGAAGCAGGATGAGGTCCAAGAGAACCACCAGTTCCATTAATGTCAATACTAGCATCTCCAAACTGAGCACCTACACGAGGTACAATACCGCCTTTGTAGAGTCGAGCTTGGTTAGATAGCATCATTACCTCGTGCATCTCAGGAGAGATATAGCAGTCAGTAATAGGAGTTTTATTAGTAGATTTATTCCACCAGTTAAGACGACCAAAGAAATATACCCAGTCGTAATCAGGATCAGTACAAGGTACACCAGAGGCAGGATTACCAGCAGAATTAGAGTCGATGTAATTGCGGAATAAACGAGTTTCATTACGTCCGCCATAACCCTGAGTTAGGTCAAAGCGAAACAAGTTACGAGCAGGAATATTAGATGCAGCATTAACGTTAACACCAGTACGACGCTCAGTAAAGTTAATACCGCCTAGTAGCATCTTAGCTCTAAAGATGTCCCAGGTAAGAGTATGCTTACGAACTTGACGTTCCATTTCACGAGCAATAATGGCCGCGGCGTTATCTCTAGTATTCGTAGTACCAGGTGCTACAGCATTATTAAGGTCAGCATAAGAAAAACCCATAGACTGACGGATGAAGATAGGCTGGGATACCATACGGTAACGCTTAGGGCCATCATCGTTAACAAAAATATCTGGCTTACCAGGACTGACAACAGGGAAGATAGTATCAATACCAGTCATCTCGTATTCAGCTACAATAGTGCGTTCCATGATAGTCTCATCAGGAAACACTTCACTCAGCGCCGTAGCTGGCTGAGAGTGCATGATGCTAATAGCAAGATCGGTATAAACTGGAGTCTTCTTATATGTGCCGTTATCGACCAGATAAGGTGTGGATACAAACCCTTGAAAACTAGGTTGAGGAATTGGTTCTAACATTGGCTATTACTTAATTAGTTTCTTTTCAGCGTTTTTCCAGTTAGCACTCGCAATAGAGCGAAGTTGACCTTCCAAACCGCTTTCAGCACGAGTAGTGGACTGCCCAAATTGGATGTAAGGAATAGGGTTAGATTGAACCGCTTTAACTAAGAGGTCTTGCAGTTCTTCTACAATATCGTTTTCTTTATCACCCTCAGACGTAGAAAACTTAAGTACTCGCTGTCCATTAGAGATAGCATCAGCTAGTAAAGAAAAGCGTTCAATTAAAGCAGGGGCTACTCCCTCTTTTTCTAATTTAAGATTCCGTTCTTTACGAGCACGTGTAGAAAGGTCAGTACTAAAGGCTGTAGTAACTTGTTTAGTATTAGATAGCTCTTCTTTCATTTGTGCCAATTCAGCACGAAGAGTTTGGATTGTTTCATCTGCTTCTGCCTTCATCTGAGTGAATGTATCATTATACATAGCTCCGACATTCTTGATGGCAACTTTGACTAACTGTTCTAGATCAGGAGTAGCAACTACTTCTACTTCCTTTTCTAGCTCGGTCACTTCTACTGTAGGAGTAGTAGCCGTAGCTTCTTGCATATTAGAATTATCTATATCTTTCATACTTAGTTTAAACACAGCTATTGATTGTGATTGTGGGCTCATACTAAGTGCCATTACTTTCTCTCTCATAGTTAAGAAAGGGGCGTTAGTAAGTGCTGTACGTAATACGACAGTTCCCTGGTTCCTACCAGTTTCTTTATTAATAAAGTTATGTAAAAACTCCCCACTGGAGTATTCATACTTATTTTCTTTAGGTTTTTGCGGG